TACCATTCCTACCTAATAAAATTATTTTACTAATAGTCTTGACTATAGGTTAAAATAATATAAGCTCTATATAAATAACAAATAAAGGAGCTTAATATGAAACAACTAACTAAAAAACAAAAAGAGTATTTTGATAATACTGGTGTAAACCCAATAGAAGAAAAAAAGCACAGTATTAAATATTATAATATAAGAATGCAAATAGAAAAAAATTCACTTGCTCGTTTTATAAATTTATTAAAACAACCTAAAAATAAATATTATGAAATGTTAAATAGAGGTGATTGGGATTTACAGAGTATTTGTTTAGAAATAAAAGAATCACGCAATTCAATAAAGGAATATAGAAAAGCTAAAGCTGTTTATGTTAACGGAACTTTTTGGAAAAATGTTAAGGAGAGTGCTTAATGAATAAAGATATTAAGAAATTACAAAATGGGGTTGCCACATTAGAGTGGCAGCCTAGCGGTGTACACAAAAATTGGAAAGTTACATTAGACTTAAAAACTAGTGATAAAATGGAAGTGTGCTTTTATAACCATGATGAAGGAATGAGAAAGCTACAATCCATTCCTTATACAATAAGGTAATAATATGAAAGAATTAACAGAAGTACAAAAAGAAAAAACGATTACAGATTTATACAGAATTGTATTAACTAAAAACTCTGTATATTTATGGGAGCAAGAAAAAGGAGAATCTATTTTATTAATGGCGAGTTCAGATATTCTTTTATTACAAAAAAGCTATTACAGTTTTATAGGTTTTATAGAAAGCAATGCAGATACAGAAGATACTAAGAATAAATTAATAGGCAGTTACATAGATCATTTCTGCCGCAACAAATCACAATAGGGAGGATGATATGTTAAGTAATCTAATTTATATTTATAATAGTTACCAAGCAGCACTTGCAGGTCAAGGAGATGCTAACCCAGAATATTGGGAAAACAAATGGGAAGAAGTATGTAAGAAATATAATTGTTGCCCAGAAGATACCGCAGTAGATATAGCGGAAGAGTTACACAATAGATCAGGTGGCCACTAATGTATATAGTGATTAGTATTTATGCATTTAATGCAATAGTTTGGTTTTATTTATTTTTAATATCAATGTAGGAGAAAGTTATGTTTTCAGATTTATATGAACAAGTATTAATAGCACAAGATGCAGTAATAGAATTAATGGAGCAAAAAATTGAACTTCAAAAACATTTAAATAGTACGGATGAAAGAATTATTAAATGGGAAAAAAAAGTTAAAGAATTAAAAAACAAAATAGATAATATTGAAGAAGATATTGCAAAGGAATCAGGTTATGAAAAAGAAGATAATACAATTCAAATTACAAACAAAAAATAGAGTTAATATGTTAGTTAATCCTATTGAGATACCAGTAACAACTAAAAGAAATAAATTAATACCACTATTGACTTTAAACTATTTTAAAAAGAAAGGTAAAAAAGATGATTAGAAAATTTACTATTAATGGTACAGAAGTTGAGATTAGTTTTAATGCCAAAACCCATAGATATACTATTACTATAAATGGAGTTAAAAACCATTCACCTAGTGTTTCTACTATACTCAAAATGGGAGATACGTTTGGTATAGCAAGTGCAGCTGGACGCAAAAACTATCAAGACACTTTACATGAGGTATTATGTGTAGGTGAAGGAACTGAGTTCAGAGACAAAGACGAACTATTAGAAAAACTTATTTTGATAAAAAAAGAAGCTGCTAATAAGTGGTTGCAATCCGCTAACTTAGGCACGTTGTGTCATGAATTTTGGGAAAACATACCTAAAGGCATTATACAATATGATGAGGATAAAAAAATTCAACGATTACAATATGCTCTTTATAACTACCATTTAAAAAATGTAACTAAAACTAATTACACAGAACGATTAGTTTATAATGACAATTTAGGTACACCTTATGCAGGGATGTTTGACGCAGACCTTGAGATAAGAGGTGAAAGAGTATTAATGGATTTAAAAACATATACTAAAAAATCTAATACTTCTACATGGCCAATTCAATTAAGTGCATACAACCATGCTCATACTTTAGAATTAGGAATAGAGCCTTTGCCTAGAGTTATTATAGCAATAGATAAAGACACAGAAGAGGTCAAAGAGTTTTGGTACAGAGATAGCCAAGAGAAACATTTGGAGGTATTTAAAAGTTACCTTCACATTAGTCAGTTCTTAAAGGAAAAGAATTGATGCTAGAGCTTAATATTAACATGGGATTGTTTTTGGTGAGTTAAGCTCCACCTGTTTGCAATCCCACCCATTTTATAGGAGATAAACATGGAATTACATATAACAGAAGTTAAACCACCAAGAGAAGGAAAGAAAGCATATATTGTAAAAGCAAGTAATGGAGTAGATTATTTTTGTAGTAAGGGTGGCGGTGCATTAAGACCTGACACAACTATAACTGCTGAAGTAACTGTACAAGAATATAGCGGTAAAACTTATAACTGGATAAAATCTTACACACCTAGTAATGATGTGGAAAAGATCAAACAAGTTTTTCCTGACAGTAAAGTAGTAAGTAATAGTAATGGTTATAGCCAGTTACAAACTACAGCTAAAGACTTACAAAGTTTACTGCCTAATAATCAATATATGATTGTGCTACAAACTATTTTAAAGACAGGCACTAAACCAGAAGATTGGGATTTAGCTCTTAGATGGTATTTTGATAATCTAAAAGCTGGTGTATTAGAAACAGATAAAAGATTAAATGGCGGTCAGGAAGTTTTTTAATGGCCAAAAGATACACTAATAAAAAGCACGTTGAATGGGTGAGCAATTTAGACTGTTGTATAGCAGATCATTTTAATAGGTTAAGACAAAATGGCACTATGCCTAAAGACAGACCTAGATGTAGTGATTATAACATTCAAGCTCACCATCTTTTAAAACCTATCTTTAGCTCAAGAGGAATGAGTTTAAGAGCAGGTGATAAAGATGTTATTCCATTGTGCTACAGCTGCCATAGTAGTTTACATAACATGGGAAATGAATTTAAATTTTTTGAAAAAATGGTTTGTAATACTAGATTTGGTATGGCTACCGCAGAAAGATTATGGAATGAATCACCCCACAATAAAGGAGATAAAAATGAAACTAACACAAAATCAATTAATACTAGAACACTTAAAAGAACATAAAACTATCAACCCAATACAGGCCTTAGAGTTATTTTCCTGCTTTAGGTTAGGAGCTAGGATATATAATTTAAAACAAGATGGTTACCAAATAGAAACCAAAAGAAAGAAAAATAATAAGTATGGTAATTATTATGCAGAATATCATTACAAAGGTGATGGTAAACAAATGGATATAGAAGATATAGTGTAATGGACAAAAATAAAATACCTCTTTTTCCATTTGACAGACCAACACTAAAACAAGCTATAGATTCTTTTAATGTACTATGTGCATTTCAAAACTATCAGTATAAAAAAGGTATATGGTTTGCAAAAGGAGACTTGGAAGGAAATTTTTATATAAGTCAAAACAAAGCAGGATTAAGAGCTAGTGATTATTTTAATTGGAATATTAGAATGGCTTGTGATAGTTTAACCTCTCCTTCACCTATAAGAAGTTGGTATGATAAAAAAATTAGAGTTGGTTTAGAAAAAAGTATTTACTACAAAGATACTCCTTCTTCTTGGAAAACAGCTTTATCTTTAAGAAAATATATTCCTTCGCAATTTAGACCTTCTGCTGCAAAAATTTTATTACATAAATTTAATGTAAAAAAATGGTATGACCCATGTGGAGGTTGGGGAGATAGGTTAGTTGCAGCACAGTCTGTTTGCGATTTGCTTCATAATAAAATTGAATATTATTGTAGAGAAACAAATCCTCTTGTCTTTACTGGATATGCAGAGCAAGTAAAACAGTTTGGAGGGAACTGTTACTTTGAATACAAGGGTGCAGAAGTTGATAGTCCAGCAGCAGATTATTTTGATTTTGTTTTTACTTCTCCTCCTTATTATAAAATAGAAAAATATCATGGTGAATTACAATCTCATAAAAAATACAAAAAGTTTGAAGATTGGGTTGAGGGTTTTTTATTACCAATGCTACATTATGGATGGAAAAGTTTAAAAAAGGGTGGAGTTTTTGCAATTAATATTGCTAATGTATATGCCAATCATACTTATAATGATTGTTGTACTCCTGTAATTAAATTTATTAAGAGCAAAACAAAATTAAAAATTATAGGATATTCAATGGGAAAAAGACCTAACAGTTCATCTGATAAAAAAGGTATTTATTGTGAACCTATTTTTTATGGTGTTAAGTAATGGAGATAGTAAATGATAACTAGAGAATGGTTGCTAAGTAGACCACATAGCGGTAAGTATAAATGTCCTGTGTGCAGCCATACTAGAAAAAATAAGCACGATAGATGTTTAAGTGTAACGATTAAAACAGAAGGTGTGGTGTGTTATTGCCATCACTGTAATTACTCAAAAGGAGAATATTATGATAAGTGGGAATGTAATAAACTGGGCGGAGAAAAGAGGAATAAACAAGGAAGCTCTGCAACAGTTAAAAGTAAGAAGTGGTCTGGCCCAGTATGGTGATAGAAAATTAGAATCTATTATTTTTGATTACTACAACACAGATAATGAAGTAGTTAATTATAAAGCAAGAGCCATACAAGAAAAAACATTTAAGCAGCTATTAAATGGCGAATCTGCGTTTTATAATCTAAATAATGTATTAGCTAATAAGAATTTAGAAAACACTACCATATACATTTGTGAAGGAGAGATGGATGTTGCTGCTATGTTAATGGGCGGATATGATCTAAACCAATTATTATCTGTACCGACAGGAGCAACTGCTAAAGCAAGTGATGACCCATCAGAGTTAAGAAAATACAGATATGTTTTAGATGGATTAGAAAAGGGATTAGATAAGGTTAAGTGTTTTGTGTTACTAACTGACAATGATGAACCTGGTCTTGCTCTACGACAAGATTTAGTGGCTTTATTAGGTTCTGGAAGGTGTAAGTATTATAATTACCCAGATAATATTAAAGATGCTAATGATGCTTTATTAGAATGGGGTAAAGAATTTAAATATATGATTGAGGAAGATATTACTCCTTTCCCCATTGAAGGTGTTTATAATATAGAAGAGATACCAGACCCTCCACAGGTAAAATTATATAATATTAATATGCAAGGATGGGAAGATAAGTTTTATCTAGGAGCAGGGATGTTAAGTTTATTTCTTGGATATCCTGGTGGTGGTAAGACTAGCTTTGCTATACAAATGTGGACTAATATTGCCAAGCATTACAAATGTAATATAGGAATGTTTAGCGGTGAGACTAGAATTAAACCATATGTGGTAAGAGCAATAAGACAATTTTATCATAATAAATTAGAGATAGAACAAACAGATGCAGAAAAGCAAGAAGCAGATAATTTTATTAGAGATAGATTTGTATTCTTAAACCATCCTAACAATACACCATCATTTGAATGGACTGTAGATAGAATAAAAGATATGAAAGCACGATATAATATTAGTGCATTTATACTAGACCCTTGGAACAAATTAGAAGCACCAGATTTTGGCAAAGGTAGTGAAACACAATGGATAGGAAGATGCTTAGATTATTTAACTTCATTGGTTAAAGTCTTAGATATACATATAATGATTTTAGTACATCCTGCTAAACCAGATAGCAAGGCACAACACGCACCGCCTACTCCATATAGTGCAGCTGGTTCAGCACATTGGAATAATAAAGCAGATCATATATTTAGTGTTTGGAGGCCTCGCTATGAAAATGATGATGGCAGTAGATGTACAGAATCTGTTTTTTCTATATCCAAAACTAGGTATGAGGAACTAGGTTACCCTAGAGTATTAGATATGATGCTTAATTTAGACACAGGTTGTTTTGAATCATATGTTAAAGATAAACCTGTTAAGAAAAGAAAAGTTGTTAAACATTGGAATGATTTAGATGACTAGGAGGTCAACATGGAATTTTTAATTATGTATACAATAATCTATACTTTTATAGGTTTACAGAACTCAGGAATATTATAGTGGGTAAATTTGTTATTAACTATGTAATGGAGTTTGAAAAAAGACCTAGCAAACATGAAGTAGAAGGAAGGTTATGGAATTTATTAGCTAAAGGTTTTATTTTAAGAACAGTAGAAGAAAACGATTATTATGTAACTAGAAAAGAAGTAAAGGAGAAAAAATAGTGCCTAAAATAGCAACATTAGATGATTACAAAGTAACTACAGCTCATGGAAAATTACTTTATAATATTGGTAAAAAAAATAATTTAACCATTCAAGATTTAGCTAAAGAATTATCTTGTTCTGTAGTTTATATAAGGTCTATTTTAAAAGGAGATTTTGTTTTATCTTCTGATAAA